CACAGCATCTACTCTTTGTGCAAATTCTCTAGCAGATACTTCACCTTCTATAAGTCCTGTAAATCTATCTGTTAGTAAATCTACTGATGTGTTTCTTGGAATACCATACTCTTGTAATGTACCTATGTAACTTTCTTTTAACCCTGTATAAGTTACTTCATCAAATTTAACTGTACCATCAGGTCTTTTGTTACCAGGAAATGCTATCTCATATGCAGGACTTCTTCTGACTTCTGCAATAGCTACCTGTGGATCGCCTGTCCTAGCCCATTCATTTGCAAACAAGTCAAGAATATCACTTGGCATATTAGGATATAAACTTTTTGCTAATTCTTCAAATGTTGCCATTATACATTAACTCCTGACTGGCTTACTGTGCCTTGTCCTAATGCTTTTTGTAATGCTTGTGCTGCATCTTGTGTAACTTGTGTAATATCTTGCTCTAAACCTTTTTCTCTTAGTGTAGTTTGTGCTTTAGCAAAATCATTAGATTTAACCATATCTTGCCACCAACCTTGTGTTTCATCTGCTGTTTGACCCCATACAGAAGTTGTTAAGTTTCGCCAAGGTCTTGCAATATCTTCGTATGTAAGTTCTGGATTTGTGTAATTACTAAAAGCAGCAAGTCTTGATTGTTTTAGAGAACTAATTAATTTGTCACGATAGTCAGGATCACTTCTTAATTTACCTGCTGTTTCTGCTATTTCATCTTGTGTTAATTGACCTAATTGTGGTCCTAACCATTTTTTGTAAAGTTCTTCTACTTCCATTTCTCTTTCTGTTGTTCTGTCTAAACCAGTTAAAGTAACAGTATCTAAATATGTTTGAAAAGAATTATCTCTTTCACCTGGTGCGAATGGGTCTGCAAACAATTTAATTTGTTCACTTGTGTAAGCATCTGTCCAAGCACCAGTAACAAACTGACTAGCCATCCAATTACTTACTGATTCTGGCACATTATTAACACCAGCAGCTCTTAAAGAATTAGCTACTGCTAATTCTGCATCTGTTTTTAATGCAGCAGCAGTTGTGGGGTCACCATAAAAAGTTCTTAACCATTCTCTTTGTGTTTCGTTATTTGTTTGATACCAAGTAGTAGATTGCCATTCAGCATCAGTAACAGTTCTACCTTCTAATGCAGCTTCTGCAATCAAAGATAACATTTCTGGGTCTTTAATCCAAGGTGCAACTTGTGCTTGTTCACTAACTGTTTCTCTAAAACTAGCAAAAGGGTTATCTATTTCTGATGTAAGTTGATCTGTATTACCAAAAACTATAGTTGTAGAATCAAACAACTCTTTTGACATTGTTCTATTTACCTCTGGTGTTGGAGCTTCTGGAGATACCAAACCAGCTTTTATTAAATTATTTTCTACTACTGTGTATGCCATATACATTGGTTCTCCATCATACACTTCTCCACCAGAGCCAGGAACTTCATAAGCTAAATACAGTGTTCCATCAACATCCCATAAAAAAGCATTTTCAGGTATGTTTAAAAAATCTCTTTGTCCAGAATCAACAAGTTGTGAAAATTGTTCAGATGCTTGTCCTGGACTTGCTGTTGGTTCATCTATACCAGTTGGATCAGGAATATTTAGTTCTGGACCAGGACCAGCAAAAGAATAATCTTTAGTATCGTAATCTGTATTACCTACTCCGACTACACTCTCTCTTTGATTTATAGGTGTAGAAGCATCTTCACCACCATAGTCGCCAGGATAATCTTCTGTTAATGGTTCTGGTGCTTGAAATTTTTGGTCAGCATCTGCATAACCTTCTCTACCTGGTATTTCACCAGCAATCAGTCTTTCATATTCTGATTTTTCTTCACCAGGTCTTTTTTCTGTGTTAGCAGTAGTCCTAGCTCCATTAGGTCCATATACAACAACTTGTGCCATTACTTCATCTCGTTTCTTCTTATTTCTGTTTTAAGTTTTGTAACATCCATTTCACCTGCTGCTACTGGAACTTGTGATTTATAATCGCCATCTAAACTAGGTCTTACTCCACCTGCATTTGCTTTAGTTAATGAATTTAAAATTTGTGCTGCAAATACTGTATCTTGATCTTGACCAGCACCTTGTACTTCTACAGGACCAGAGTATATTCTTGGTGTTTCAAATGTTTGCATAGGAACTTCTATATTCATTAGTTCTTCACCAATTAATTTATTCATACCAGCAACATAATCAGCTATGTCTGTTCCGTTAGAATCTTGTTGGCTCATATCTAATGTTCCTGTATTTTTTAAATCTCTTGCATCTCCAGGTCCTGCAAACCAAGCAACAGATACTAAATCCCAAGAACCAAATTTGTTAAAATATTCTTGTACTTTGTATTTAGCTACTGCATCTTGTGCAGCTTTATCTTTCCAATCAGCACCTGCAAGTCCTGCTTGTTTAGACCATACATCCCAATTTATATCAAGTATTCCATAAGCACCTAATGCTTGTACTCGTATAGGTTTTCCTGTAACAAAATCTTCTATAACACTAGGTGAGTGTTTAGCTAAATAATTATTTGTGCTTTCTTTCATTCTTAATGCACTTAAATAAATATCTATTAAAGCTGGATTTGTATTCATAATCTCTCTATCTACTTCCATAACATTACCTTGGAGCACCTGTGATGCTATTAATAATGAGATTATTAGTTTTTTGAATATCACCATAATCTTTTAACCTCTCTTGTTCTTCAGCAGTTATTTGTTGAAACTTTGCAAACATACCAGCACCAGGGTCTATTTCTGTCAAACCTTGTTCTTCTATTATTTTTTTCTGTATGTGATTACCATACTCCATTAAGTTATCAGGAGTAGCAACCATATTATTTGCTTCTTCTAATAACATAACTTTTTGGTTATATGCTTTTTCTGATTCTGACATATAAGTATTAGCTAACAATTTTAACTCATATGGCATTGGATCTCTGCCTAATTGCTGTTTAAATAAATTGTTTACACTTGTAGCAATACTGTCATAATCTGGTGGTAAATAAGGATCAACTTGTAATCCAATAGCAATAGGATTCTGTATGTAACTTTCTAATACATTTTGCCAACCATTTTCTTTTTTACCTATACCTATAGCATTAGCCTGTGACATTAAACTATACATTATGTTGCCTTCTAATTCTGGATTCCACACACCAGGTCTAAAAGGTTTTCCTACTTTAGGACCTAACAATCCTGCATTAACTAAGTCAGCTTGTAATTCCATTATTTGTTCTGGTGTAGAATTTAAAAATTCAAAATCATTGTCATTATTTTTATAAAAATTATCACCATAATCAGCTATTGTTGTTTCTACACCTTGATACATTATCTTTGTATCGCCTTCAACACCTATAAATGGATTATCAAATGCTTGTAAATCTTGCAATTCATTTCTCAATTGCATAATCATTTCTTCTTCAGGAGATATATCTGTTTCATTTCTTGCTTCAAACATACTTACATAGTCATTCCAACCATAAGATAATGCAGCTTCTTTAGCATCCATATATGTTTCTGCTAACATAATTGCGTTAATTTGTTCAGCAGTAGGTACAAATCTTGTACTACCAACAACTCCTCTATCTATAAGAGTAAATATTTCATCTTTAAATTTTTTTAACAGCTCATCCATAATTATCTATTATTACCTTGATTTAATTGTAGCAACAAATCATCTTCATATTCTGGTTGTAATTCTTTTGCCAACAATTGGTCAAAGATAGGACCAAAATCTGGGTTCTCATCTATAAGATTATCAGCATACTTTCTTAATATCTGCCTTACAGCAATATATTTATTAGATTGTTTCCAAGCAGTTTCTGATTCACCTTGATCTACTAACAAGTCAATTACCATTTGTCTTTGTTTTAAATATTTATTTATTGTAATAACTTGTTTATTGTTTTGTAATTCAGGGTCTTTTACCATTTTTTCAAGCTGTGTTATTTGCATATCTATAGTTGGTTTGTTAGGTGATCCAACAATGTTAGGTTGTCCATAACCCCAATATTTATCCATAAGTTCTTTTTTGTATCTGTTTCTAACATATCTAGCAGGTTCTGTGTTATCTCCTACAATACCTAAATCTCTTTCAAACTTATCTAATGCTACTGCACCTAATAATTTATTTTTAGCTATTGCCCATTGTTCTGGTGTACGATATTCTCTTTTGCCTTCAAACAATCCTTCTCTATACGCAGTAAAAGAAAACTCTGCATATTCTGGTGGTGGGTCTAAATACCAAGCAACATAAGGATAATCTTCATAGATTTCTCTGTTTTGCTGATACCATTTGTAACCTTCTTCTGTTGTTGGGAATTTTTCTATAGATATAGTTTTAGATACAGTTAATGCAAGTGGATTAAAACCATATCTATCAGTAAATACTTTTAGTGCTTGTGTGTCATCATAATTGTTAGATGCTTTAATACTTCTGTATTCATCTGCAAGAGTTTCCAAAAAAAACATACGAGAGTTTTCTGGTGTTATTTCGTATATCGGTGTTGCAACACCTGAAGGACCTAACATCTGCGATACTGCTCTGATATAAAATAATCCTTTTGCTTTATCTACAGCTAAATCCATACCTTGTTTAAAACCATCTTCATTACTGTCATCAATAAGACCTGCATATAATAATGCTTCGTATGTGTCCATAACAGTATTACCAAATATACCTTGTGAATTTTCTTCTTTGTTGAAAGCTACTTTATAAAATTTATCTATCCACGCAGGAACAACACCAGCAGCTCTAGCTATATCTCCAGGTTCTTTTATGTTTGGTGCAGGAAAGTCACCAAAAATAATTTCGTTTGCAAAACTATCTTCTGGGTAATTTCTAAATAAAAATGCAGCAGGTAGCCTTATGACAGGACCAAAACCAGGAAGTATTGTCGCAGCTATATTTAAACTTTGTGCATACACAGGTAAATTTACATTAACATCTAAAGGATTTTCTGAATCGCCAAACATCCAATCTTGTACTATTCCTGTACCAGGGTAATTAAATACTACTGATCCGTTAGTAGGATTTTCATAAAAGAAACCTTTACCTGTATCTTCTAATGTATCTGTTGGTTGTGTTGCACCATTCCATATAGTTGCACCTCTTGATGCAATACCAGGATTTGCACCAAGCAATCCTAACCAAGTTGTTAATACTTCTTGATACGCATTACCGAAAGGAAATATCCACCTTGCAACATCCCAAAATCTTCTACTTTCAGTTATGTCATACAATAAATCTTTTGTTTTTTGTACAGCAGCACCTTTAGCAAATATTTCTATAAGTTCTGCATCATCTATGCCTTTTTCACCAGCAGATGTATATAATTTATCCCATTTTTTTATTTGTTTTTCATTGATACCAGCTTTTTTTGCACCATTTAATATTTTTTGTTTTACTGCTTCTGAACTAATAGATATAAGTTCTGCTGATTTGTTCCAGTAGGTAGATTTAAAAACTGGTATTCGTGACATATTGTTAGTTGGTCTAGTCATTAACCACTCCATACCTAACTCTGTTATTTTTTGTCCTATGCCTGGACTTTTAAGTTCCATAGGTACTGTTCTAAATCCTACATCTTCAGTTAAACCATCACCAAATTTAGCTATGTATTCATCAATAGCTTTTTTCTGATTATCTGCATTTGTTTTTGCTATTTGTCTAGTTCTTTTTGAATCTAATTGGTTAGCATTAAATAATTCTATTTCTGCTTTTGTTGCAGAACCTCTTGTTATTTGTTTTATGTCTATAACTTTGCCATCAGCATTTTTAAATTTACCAGTAGCAAGTAACTCCCACATCTCTGCTGTAAGATCGCCACTCTTAGATAAGTCTGCTGTTATTGCATCATCTAATGTATTTAAAAATTGTCTAATTAAATTTCTGTCAGTAGTGTCAGTTAATACTTGCCATATGTTTTCTTTGTTTGTGCTAGTAGATATAGCCAACATAGCTTCTCTTAATTCATTACCTTCTTCTAATAAATCATCTATAAGTTGTTCAGTAGCTTTAGATTTTTTAAGTTGTGATACAGCATTGTCAGGACCTAACATTTTTATCTCTGCAATTTTTTTTGTTAATCTACTATCTAAGTAATTATTAATAACTCTAAATTGTCCTTGATTCCATTTAGAAGTGTTTGCTTGTGTTGCAGTTCCTGATCCACCTACTCTTTGTACTGTTTCAAACTCTATGCCTAATCTATCTAATCTACCTGTAAGGTTATTAAATGCTCTTGATTCTGCTTCTCCTATACCTGCCTCAAATACACCATTATTTAACCAGCCAGACCTAGCAGCAGAAGGTCTTACATCTATTAACCCCATTCTTCCTAAAATATTCATAGGGCTTAAATAATTATCTCTAATTCCTAAAACACCATCAGCTATAACTCTTAACTGTTCTTCTGCTATAACACGAACTGTCCAAGCAGGTCTTAACAATGCAATAGGTTTAAAGACTTTACCAACATAAAAATTCATAGCATTGTCTATTCCTTTTTCGCCAATAATATCAGCCATTCTTAAAAAGTTGCCTTTCATACTTTTGTCTAAACTATTAACTAGTTTTATAACTTCTGATGGTTGTGGCAAAGTTAAATCTCTTGTTAATACAGATTCTATTATTGGTTGATTAGCAAATGTATCAAACCCTTTTGTTATTTCTTCTGATGACCAACCTCTATCACTAAGTTCTCTTGCCCATTGACTTTTTAATTCGTTAGGTAAATTGCCTAATTGTGTATATACTCTTTTGTTTTTACCTACTTGATCTGGTACTTCTTCTATATATTTGCCTAAGTTAGTAAATACTTTTTTAATTAATTTTTCTGACCTATCATTTAACTTACCTGTATCTTCAAAGTTTTTTGTAATAACTTGTCTTAATGAACCCATATCTTTTACAACTGAATTTATAATTATGTTTCCTTTTAAAAATGGGTCTTTTGTTCCTAACGCATCTAGCTCACCAATTAAATCAGACAATCTTTTATTTCTATCTACTATTTTTCCTGTTGGGTCTAACTGTTTTAAAAACTTACTATAATTTACAAGCAACTGATCAGGGTTACTAGCTCTTAATTTTATATTGTATTGTGGACCAAAGTATGTTTCAAAATATTCTCCGAAATACTGTGTAAGTTTTCCATTTTTTTGTAATTTAGGAACTATACCTTCAGTAGCAGAGGCAACTACATTTGTATTATTTTTTAATAATTCTTTTACAGCTTTTAATCCTGCATCTCCTGTTTCTTCTATAGTTTGCAAATCTAACATAAATTTTGTTGTTTTATCTGCTAATTGTTGGTCACGCATAATATATTTATTTACAAATTTAAAATTAGATTTTTCTAATATTGTGGCAGGATTATTTCTATTATTTAATAAAAACTCTGCAATTTTGTCGCCATCTTTAGAATCTATTACTTGCTCTACTGTTCTTTTACTAAATGATTTTCTTACAAAACCATTTAGTAAACCAACACTAGCTGCTGCATCATCAGACAATGCTAACATTTTTGTACCTGCTTTTACAGTTTTAACAGCTTTACCTACTATGAAAGTAGGGTCAAATATATTTGCAGCTAAATCTACAGTACCTGTCCAAAAATCATACGCTTCATCTTCTGGACCTACAATAAAATGTAATGGTTGCCACATAACTCTACCAAAAGTAGCTTGTGTTCCTTTGCCTCTAGCTGCTAAAGCTCTTGCTGTACTTTCTGGTAAATCTACTTTTTTTGATTCTTCTTCTATTAATGTCCATATATTTTTACCTTTGTTTTTTAATACTTTTGCTCTAGCTTTTTCTGTGCTATAACCTTTGTCAATTAAATCTTTATATTCTTGTGTATCTTCAGGATTTGTATCACCAAATATTGCTGTTCCAAAATCAATAACATTTCCCTTTTCTCTTTCTGCTTTCCATACACCAAAAGGACTAACATCTGCTTTTTTCCAAGGATCAGATACACCTTGTTGTTTTAAGGATATAGCTCTACCTACTCTAGGAAATGTATCTTCCCACACAGATCGTAAACCCATAAAAGAAGTTTTTAATCCTAATTCTCGCAAAGAAGATACTGTGTCTGGGTTTATACCTGTTTGTGTTGCAATAGAATTTTTCAATCTTTCAAAAGGACCTACTTTATTTCTTGTAAAAAAAGTAGTCATTTTTTCTATAAAAGAATCATCAGTATTGTTTTTAGCCATTTGTACCATAACTGTTTCTGGTACACCAAAACTTGTTTGATTTATTTTGCTAAATTGTTCTGCTTTATCTTGTGAAAAATCTTTGTAAACCATTACAAGAACTCTAGTAAACTATCATCTCCAGTTGCTAACCAACTTTCATAAATAAAGTTTTTAACATCTTCTAAACCTTGTTCAGGTGTTGTCATTGGTGAAACACCTGGACCAAAAGGTAAACCTGATGTAACAGGTTCTGATTTTCTTTCTGTTGCTGCAAATACATCTATTTGTGGCATAGGTCTTGCTGGTCTAGGTTGTGCTTGTGGCATAGTATCTTTTGATAAAGGTGCAGCCTGTTGTTGTTCTGTTAATTGTTTTTGTTCACCATAAGCAACACCAGGCATTCTTCGCACAGCCTGTGTGTTATCTTGGTAATTTCTAGCAGGTGGTGGTACATTTAAACCTCTGTTACTAGGACTTCTCGTTGCCATCTTCATCCTCATCATCATAAAACATAAATGTAGAACTTATAATCATATAGCCAAAAGGAAAAGCTAATGGTGGCATTTGGTCGTGAAACATTCTAGGTTGTAATACTTCTTCTTCTAGTAATATATCATCACCTAATTCATCAACATCATATAAAGAATTATGTACAATATCTGCAAAATCACTATTTACACTCATTATCCACCCATACCTTGTAATAACTGTGCTATGCCTGGTGGAGCACCCTGTGGTGGTAGGGAAGCTCCTCCAAGCAATTCTTGTTCTGCTTCAGGTATTGCAGGTTCTTCTGCTGTGTAAAATTTATCTAAAATACTTTGCATATCATCAGGTTTTTTTCTTATCTGTATAACAGCCATAGTTGCTTTAGGGTCACCTTGTTGTGCCTGTGCTAGTAAAGAATCAAATAAAACTTTTTCTGCTTTTTCTTTTGTAATCCTACTGTTTACAGTTGTTAGATTATCTAACCCATCAAGATTTTCTTGTAGTGTTTGTGTGTCTATGATACCTGCCTGTAATAATTGCAGCCCTGTTACAATCTTCTGTGGCTCATCATATCCAGCCATAGCACCATACACTCTGCGTGTCTTGTATG